TATTACCCTCCTTGGTAATATCAATATACATAATTTACCCACAATAAAATTTTTTTGCAATATTCTCTTGCACTATTACCCAAACAGGTATATAAACTTATACAGTTACCCAATCGGGTAAATAGAGGAGGTGAAAACATGAACGGACAGAAGCTGCGCGAGCTTCGCAGGGCAAGCGGAAAGACCCTGCGCCAGATCTCTTTTGAGAGCGGTGTAACCGAGCAGGCAATTTTGAACGCCGAGGTTAATCGCCATCTTCCACGCATCGATACTTTGCTCGCTATCTGCAAAGCAATCGGATGCTCGGTCTCCGACGTCGTCGATGAAGACGTCGTGGCCAACCACTAAGCACCACCGCACTACTTGATTGTTGAACCTTGAAAACCGGATAGACGTAAAACGTTACAGGGAAAACAACAACACTTGCTCGAGCTTTGAGTTGGTGAGTACCTGTTGAAATAAAGTGAATGGCTAATGGTTGCCAGATAACGTTGCATGGTCGTAGTGATAACCATGTAGAACCTAACAGTTCGCCACGCAAAAGCGTGAAGAGCGGGCATAGACGCTTTGTTTCTATGCGAGTAATTATTTCCTACATGAGCGAGGAGGTTGTATGGCCATAACCACAGAGATGCCTGAGAAGTTAACGGTTTCAGTGGCCGAGGCTTCGACGATTTCAGGCTTTTCGCGCGTAGTAATTCGTACAGCAATCAAACGCGGAGAGCTTAAAAGCCTTCTGCCACATGGTTACGTTCGCGGTCGTCGCATCAAGAAGGCTGAACTTCTTAAATGGATGCGCGAGATGGAGGTTTAAGAGTTGAAGGCAATAAAAAGTGCTCCCACGACTTTGCAGAGCCGCAGGAGCGGGTCAAACAAACCATCCCGGGCGTTTGACCTCTCTATTTTAGCAGGTAAGGCAAAGAGGTTCATTCCTCAGCTGTTTGTGGCCATGAGCCTGTGCGGTGTTACGCCGCTCATCATCTTGTGGCTGATGTGGAAGTTTGGCTTTGCGCCTGCATTTTTAGTCGCGGTTATATCCGCGGCAATCATGATCCATTGGATTAACCAAACAGAACCAGAGAGTAGGTAGTACATGAGTGTAAAAATCGCATCGCTTGAGTTGGAAAACGTCAAGCGTATTCACGCCGTCGAGCTGGAACCAGCACAGGACGGACTCACGGTCATCGGTGGCAAGAACGCCCAGGGCAAGACAAGCGTACTTGACGCCATCGCGTGGGCGCTCGGTGGCGACAAGATGAAGCCTGCCGACCCTAACCGTAAAGGCGGAGCAACACCTGCAAGGCTGCGCGTTGAGCTGTCTAACGGTATCGTGGTTGAGCGTAAGGGCAAAAACGGCTCGCTCCACGTCACCGACACAACGGGCAAGAAAGCCGGCCAGCAACTACTAAATGAATTTATCAGCCAGTTAGCGCTCAACATCCCGCGCTTCATGAACGGTTCAGACGCTGACAAAGCAACCGCGCTTCTGCAGACGCTAGGCATTGACGCAGAGCTCGCGAAGATTGACGGTTCAATTCGCGCAACCTTCCAAGACCGCCAGCTGGTTGGTCGAGACGCTAAGGCAAAGCGTGCACACGCCGAGAAGCTTCCACACCATGACGACGCACCAGCTGAGCCTGTAAGCGCTGCCGCGCTTATCCAGGAGCAGCAAGCAATCCTGGCACGCAACGGCGAGAAGCTGAAGGCCAAGCAGGACGCGGAAGACACGGCAAAGAAAGCGGAGTTTGCACGCACAGCGGTAAGCGCCTCTAATATGCGCGTGGCAGATCTAGAGCAGCAACTCACGGAAGCACGCGCCGAGTTGGCCAGACGCACGAAGGAAGCCGAGGAAGCCGAAGAGAAGGCGAAGGTTCTAGCGCAGAGCACCGCCGAGCTGGTTCTTGAAAGTACCGAAGAGATTGAGTCGTCCATTGCAAACATCGAGACGATTAACAATCATGTGCGCGATAACCAAGCAAAGGCAGAAGCAGACGCGGAAGCGCTTCGCGTAGAGCAAGAGTACGACGGTCTTACACAGAAGCTTGAAGATTTGCGCGCAAAGCGTCGCGGACTGCTTGACGGCGCACCGCTACCACTGCCAGAGCTGTCCATTGATGACGAGGGCGCGCTCACCTACAAGGATCATACATGGGGCGATATGAGCGGAGCCGAGCAGTTAGTCGTAGCCACCGCAATCGTTCGCGCAACCAAGCCAGAGTGTGGCTTTGTTCTGGTCGATAAGCTTGAGCAGTTCGACACTGACGAGCTTAAGAAGTTCGGCGAGTGGGCGAAAGGCGAGGGGCTGCAGATTATCGGCACCCGAGTGGCCACTGACGACTCCTGCACCGTGGTAATTGTGGACGGTCGCATTGAGGGTCAAGACCTCGCAGAGCCAGCTCCGGAGAAGTCCCGCGCACTTGATTGGGACGGCGACGCGGCTCAGCCAACCACAAACACACAGCCAACAACTCAACAGTGGAAGGGCTTATAATGGCACAGTTTAACGTCATCTACGGTGTGCAGCGTACCGCTATTAAAACGCTGATTTACGGCCCCGAGGGCATTGGTAAGTCAACCCTCGCGGCAATGTGGCCAAACCCAATCTTCATCGACTTGGAAGGCGGAACAAACCAGCTTCCAGTCGTGCGACTTGAAACGCCTTCAAGTTGGTCGATGCTTCGCGCGGAACTTACAGCCATCAAGAACCGCGAGATTCCGTGTTCTACGGTAGTTATCGACACCATGGACGCAGCCGAGCGCATGTGCGCGGAGTACATCATGGCGCGCGATGGTAAGAAGAGCATAGAAGAGTGGGGTTACGGGAAAGGTTATACCATTCTCCAAGAGGAGTTTGGTCGCTTGCTCGACTACCTCACGGACACCGCCTCTTCAGGTATCAACGTTGTAGTCCTGGGACACTCGACCATGCGCAAGTTTGAGCGACCTGACGAGTCAGGCGCCTATGACCGCTTCGAGTTGAAGCTGACGAAACAAGTATCGCCCATGGTAAAAGAGTGGGCGGATATGGTTTTGTTCTGCGATTATAAGACCTATGTCGAGACAAACAAGGCTGGCAAGGCTAAGGCCACAGGCGGAGCACGTGTTATTCGCACCACGCACGCTCCTACATGGGACGCAAAGAACCGCTTTGGACTACCTGACGAGCTGCCACTGAAGCTGGGCGAGATGCCTACTCAGTTGGGCGAGGTTATCCCCGACATGGTGGCAGAACAAGCGGCAACCGCTCCAGCCGCTTCGGTGGCCTCGGTAGCTCAGACAGTTCCACAGACCGCGCCGGCCGCCGCGCCAACCGTTCCAGCTGCGTCTGTACAGACTGAGCCGACCACAACACTCACAACAGCCACCACAACCGCCACAGACGAATACAGCGCGCCGGAGTACCCAGAGCGCATGAAGAAGCTTGTGGATCTGATGGTGGCTAACAAGGTTACCGACGCAGAGCTTCGAGACGCCGTTGGAAAGACGGGCAACTTCCCTGCGGAGTGCTCGCCTGTGGATTACCCGGAAGGCTTCGCAGATTATCTCGTGAGTGGTTGGGACACCGTGATGAACAAGTACATCCTGCCTGCGCGTGCCATTGAAGCGGCAAAGAGCGCGCCTGTTCCATTCAATTAAATCGGTATTTATTAGCTAGAAAAAGGAGATAAAACATGGCTAGTACTAAAGGTTACGCAATCGGCTGGGACGATGAGATTATTGACCCAGGAGAGCCAGAGTTTATTCTGCTCACGCCTGGCGTCTACGACTTCACCATCACAGGATTCGAGCGTGGGCACTTCGACGGAAGTGAAAAGATGGACGCTTGCTCCATGGCCAAGCTGACACTCAGGTGTTCCAATGGCGTACAGGAGACCACCGTATTTACTAACTTGTTCTTGTCCAGCGCGGTGGCTTTCAAGCTATCCAAGTTTGCCAAGTCCATCGGTGACATGCCCGCGGATGATAGCAAAGGCCAGAAGTTCCACGTTGACTGGAACAACATCATCGGCAAACACGGCAAGTGCAGAATCAAGACGCGCGTCTACAACGGCAAGGATTACAACGAAGTGGACGATTTCATCGTTCCAGATCCTGCAACCGCACCCGCGCCAACCCCAATGCCACAGGCTGTACCGCTGCCAAACTATTATGCTCAGCCACAACCACAGGCACAGCCAGTGTACGCACCACAGCCACAGCCACAGCAAGCCACTATTCCTGCTCAGAGTGTTGTACAACCTGGGCAGGTAGCGCCACAGCCCAGCCAATATCAGGGGCTGTAATTATGGAGCTGAGACCCTATCAGGTCGAGGCGGTTGAGTCAGTGTTCAAAGAGTGGGAGCAAGGTCGAAAGCGTACGTTGCTGGTTCAAGCAACCGGAACAGGTAAGACCATATGCTTCGCGGAGGTCGTCCGTCGTGTGGCATCACGCGGCGGGCGCTCTCTTATCCTGGCGCACCGCGGTGAGCTCTTGGAGCAAGCCGCGACAAAGATTGAGCAAACTGCCAATCTGAAGTGTGCATTGGAGAAGGCGGAGAATACAAGTCTCAACTCCTGGACATCGGTTACGGTCGGCTCGGTTCAAACGCTCATGCGCGAGAGCCGACTGTCACAGTTTAGACCGGACGCTTTCGACTGTATCGTGGTTGATGAAGCTCACCACACGCTGGCGAAAGGCTATACCCGCATCCTCGACCACTTTGAGTGCACTAACGTTCTAGGTGTTACCGCAACCGCCGACAGAGCCGACCGCAAAGACCTCGGCGAAGTGTACGATTCCATCGCCTACGAGTACGACATGGCGCACGCCATAAACGATGGTTATTTGTGTCCCATTGAAGCGGAGATGGTGCCTTTACAGGTTGACCTGTCGAGCGTATCGGTAACGCATGGCGACTACCAAGCAGGACAGCTCGGAGACGCGCTAGAGCCATATCTGGACGCAATCGCGGACGCTATGGTTACGCGCTGCCAGGACAGGCGCACGGTGGTGTTTCTGCCACTTATTAGAACGGCCAAGAAGTTCACGGAGAAGCTTATCGAGCGCGGGCTCACGGCATGCGAAGTGGACGGGCAAAGCGAAGACCGCGAGGAGATTCTCTCGGACTTTAACCGCGGAAAGTACCAAGTACTCTGTAACTCCATGTTGCTCACGGAAGGCTGGGACTGTCCCGCAGTTGACTGTATCGTGTGCCTTCGTCCGACCAAGAGCCGAAGTCTATATGTTCAGATGGTTGGCCGTGGTACGCGTCTCTCGCCTGAAACGGGCAAAGAGAAGCTTCTTCTGCTCGACTTTCTGTGGATGACCGGACGCCATAATCTGGTGCGCCCGGCGGCGCTATTCGCCACATCTGATGAAGTGGCCAAGCGCATAACCGAGATGACGCAGGAAGCGGAGGGCGCTATAGATCTCCTAGGCGCTGAACCAATCGCTGAGCAAGATGTGGCCCTGGAGCGCGAGCTGGCGGTGGCGGCAGAGCTTGAGCGTATGCGCAAACGCAAAGCGCAATTCGTGAACCCTCTGCAGTACGCGGTCAGTATTTGCGACTTAGATCTACAGACCTTCGAACCATCGTTTGCGTGGGAAGAAAACCCCGCCACAGATGCGCAGTCCAAGCAGTTGGAGAAGCTTGGCATTGACCCGGCAGGCATGACGCAGGGATATGCGGAGCTGGTGCTGAAGAAAGCACACGAGCGCATCGACGCACATCTGGCCACGCCTAAGCAGGTGTGTATGTTGGAGCGTAAGGGCTTCCAGCATCCGGGTCTTTGGACGTTTGAGCAAGCCAGCCACATGATGAGCCGCTTGGCCATGAACCGCTGGATTGTTCCGCGCGACATTGACCCCGCAACGTATGATCCAAATAAATAATTCCCTATTTTTCAAAACCAAATAGAAAGGCTTAAACCATGAAGAAGATTCTTCAATGGCTGGCTGTTTGCGTGTTCGCTGCGCTGGTATTCGTTCCAGCACTCGCACAGGCTCAGACGGTACCGACCACAATTACCAGTTTCAAAGTCACAGACAAGAACAAGCAGGACTTAACCTCTGCTTACACTAACCAGGACATCTATTTGACAGCGTCTTGGCAGGCACAGGGCGAAGTGCACGAGGGCGATACATTCTCACTTGCTATTCCTGATATTCTGGACTTCCCCTCGACAAATGCGGCAAGCTTTGACATCTATGCGCCTGACGGAAACGTCATGGCAACGGCACAAGTCACGCCAGGACGCGTCACAATCACCTACACATCATGGGTAGAAGATAAAGACCATGTTCAAGGCACGCTATGGCTGGTGGCTCATGTCAAGGCTGACGCAGCGGCAGGCACAACCACGCTAAGGCTCATTGATGAAGCCACGGGGCAGGTTGTCGAGACTAGCTTTGAGACACGTCACTACGGAGCTATCCAACACGAGGTCATCGCCAAATGGGGCGTCAAGACCGACCACGGAACGGTTGAGTGGTCAGTCAGGCTTAACCACGCAGCGGAGTCACTTACTAACGTTGTGCTAGAGGATACAGCGCAAGAAGGTACACGCATTATCCCTGGCTCATTCCGTCTATACCGCGTTCACATGGACGCATACAGCAACATCGACCCTGCAAGCTGGGTTCGTATCAATGTTCCCGAGCCAACCATTAACGGCAGCAGCTTTACTTGGGACTTGTCGAGTGTTGATTTCCAAGGCAACCAGTACTTTATGTATTACGAGACAGAGGGAACAGAGACGACCTCGAACGCAATTCAGCTAAAGAGCCGAGAAACCACGCAGGGTTCGCGATATCAATTCGTCAATCAAGACAGCGGCGGCAACGGTAACGGCGATAACCGACCAGTTGAACCAGTAGAGCCACAGCCACAGCCAGAACCCGAGACACCGCCAACTCCAACACCTACACCCGAGCCAGTACCCACGCCGCAGGATAGCGAACCAGAACCACAGCCCGAGCCAGCAAAGCCAGCCAAGAAGGCAAAGAAGAAGGCTAAGAAAGCAGTACTGCCAAATACAGGCGATACTCAAAACGTTGCAGTTGTTGCTGGCATTGGAGTTATCGCAATTATTGTCGCGATGGTAGCAAGCATGCCACTAAGGAGAGACTAATGGATCTTGAAAATATAGGAATGTCTGCATTCAGTGTTGAGCTTCTGAAGAAACTAGCTAAAGACTTCTATGACATTGGCCGCGAAGAAGGCTACGACGTAGGATTTACCGCGGCGATTTGCACCATTGTCTCAGTGGCCAAGAAGGAAAGCGCAGAGAATGCGCTGAAGTACGCGGAAAGCTTCATCAACGGCCCACTCGCTAACGAAGAAGCAAAGACAAGATTCGACGAGCTTGCAGATCTGTCCACAGATCTAGGACTAGGAGATGTATTCAAATGATGAACCTCGATGAATACACTGACAAGCTCGCGGAGCTTGCTGCAGAAAGTGTCACAGAGAGCGACCTTTATTTTCTCAAAGGTAGAAACGTGTATCTGTCTGGACCAATCACAGGCGTGAAGGGGTACAAATACCCCTTCATCTTTGTGGAGAAAGTTCTGCATAAGGTAAGCGATGGCATAGTGTTCAATCCAGCCACAGAAATACCTTCAGACTCTCCATACGAGGCCGCCATGGCCACGTGTCTACAGGCTCTATCGCTTAGAGTCAGAGACGGTGAAGACGAGCCATATTATCCAATGTATGAAGCGATGATTCTTCTTCCTGGATGGACGAAGAGCAAAGGCGCGCAGATTGAAAACCGCGTGGCCGAGGCGTGTGGTATTGAAGTCGTCGATATGTCATTGAATGCAGCATTCGCGAAAATCAGGCCTTTCTATCAAGCACTTATTGGCGTGGTGAACAACCATGGGAAATAAAGACGACCACAAAGACCTCATGGAGGCGCTTAATTGGATAGATCCCTCAGAGCTTGACTACCAACAGTGGGTGGACTGTGGCATGGCGCTCCATGAGTCCGGCTTTTCATGGCAGGACTGGGACGCGTGGAGCCGCATGGACATCTACCGCTACCACGAGGGCGAGTGTGAGCGTAAGTGGAAGAGTTTCGGTCGCTCACCGTCACGCGTTAAAAGCGGAACCATTATCGCATTCGCGCGAGCTCGTGGTTGGTCGCCAGGCACAAAGAGTTACGCCATTGGATGGGATGATGAAATCATCGACCCGGGCGACGCCTTCGGCATTACGCCAGACTGGGCGGACGAAGTTGACGTTGATGTTATGGACGGTGAGTGGGACCAGGCTAAGGACTTGACGGACTACCTGGCGGCGGTGTTTGAGGATTCCGACCGTGTGTGCTACGTCAATGAGGTCTATGAAAAAGACGGCAAGTATATGCCAAAGCGTGGCCATTGGGACAGAAACGCAGGCGAGCTTCGAGAGGAGCTCGCCAAGTGCGACGGAGACTTGGGCAAGGTACTGGGCGACTGGAACCCGGAAGCGGGCGCATGGATCTGCTTTAATCCGGTAGACGGTAAGGGCCGCTCCAACCAAAACATCACCGAGTTCAGATACGCTCTTGTTGAGTCCGATACGCTAGAGGTTGAAAAGCAGCTTGGCATGATCCAGGCGATGAAGCTTCCATGTGTGGCCGTGGTATCAAGCGGCAACAAGAGCGTCCACGCTATCGTCCACATTGACGCAGGCACGGATGAAAACTTGTACAGAAAGCGCGTGGAGAAGCTCTATCAGTTCTGTGCACGCCGTAAATTCTCGCCGGACATGGCCAACAAGAATCCCAGCCGTCTCTCACGTATGCCAGGCATCACGCGTGGCGAGAATCGTCAGAGACTCTTGAAGCTCAACATTGGCTGCAAGGACTGGGACGAATGGGAGAAATGGGCGGACGAATCTGAAGACGATTTGCCAGACGAAGCCGACTGTTCAGACTGGGACGAGCCGGTGGAGTTGAACGCACCGCTTATTGGTATCGAGGGCGCGGGACTTCTGCGCCAAGGCCAGAAGATGATTCTCACAGGCGACTCTAAGATGGGCAAATCCTACGCGCTCATTGACTTAGCCGAGGCGGTCTGTACGGGTAGCACGTGGCTGGGCATGCCATGTATCAAAGGACGCGTTTTATACGTAAACTTGGAGATTGAAGCGAATGAGTTTAGACAGCGTCTCCATACGGTTTGGGACGCTCGCCACGGTGATAAACAGCCTGGCGCACTCGATGATTTAAAGACCAATTTTTATTCATGGAATCTGCGCGGTAAGGCTCGCCTTATGAAGGACTTAACGCCCATCTTGATTCGCCGTGCTTTGGCGCATGGCGAGAAGGGTTTCTTCACCATGGTCATCGTTGACCCGGTCTATAAGGTCAACGGCGGAGACGATAACGATTCGCGCATGGTTGCGGAGTTTACCAATGCCATCGACCGTATCACGGAGGAGTGCGGATGCGCCGTAGTCTACGCGCACCATCATCCAAAGGGTACAGCCGGCCAGAAGAAGGCAATGGACCGCATGAGCGGCTCTGGCGTTTATGCACGTGACGCGGACTCAATGTGCGACTTCACGCCGTTGGAGATTCCGGAGGAGTTCAGGCGTACACGCTTGAACGATTGCCCGGCCTACCGTGTATCCATGACCACGAGAAGCTTTCCGACACCGCCAGAGCGTGACGTCATCTTCAAGTGGCCGAGATTCTACGACGACCCAACAGGCATGCTCGCCAAGTTTGAGACGGAAGGCGCTGACCCATTCGCCAAGGGACGCGAGAGCAAGCTGGCGAAGAACCACCGCATCCAGAAGGAAGCGGCGGAGCTCATGCAGGACGCTTACGACACGGCGGTGGCCGATGGTTGCGCGGACGATAATGGATACGTCACCCAAGAGGATCTGCTTGAGCGAATCGGCACGCGCATAGACCCAGAGGGGTACGAAGTGAAGCCTTCCGCACGTGATATTCAGCGGTGGGCGGATAGCGATTGGTGTCCGATTGGGAAGAAAAAAATCGACGGAATTGGCTGGCGTGGACGAACAAAGAAAATAACCGTGTATTTTGACGCCATTTCTGCAGCTGAACAAGGCTTTTTAGATGATGAAGATGAGTAATGTGAAGAAAAACGGCGCACCGCTTATATAGGTATATAAGCCGATTTTCTTCACAACGGTGATTTTTCATCATCTTTGTGTGTGTACGCCCACAAGCTAGGCAGTTGTCGCCAAAGGCGCGCGACAACCGCCTTACGCTATGTGTTTCGCTAACGCTTGTGGTGCGTCACACAGCTAAAGATTCTTCCGCGCGCGCCCGCGTAATTGGCGCGGTTCCATTTTCTGAGATTCACGATTCACGATTCACGATTAGGAGATTGATTGATGTGGTTGACCCAAGAAGAAGCACGGGCGGCCGTACAAGGCACGCAGAGCCCGCACAAGACGCGAAAAGGCGTGTGTCGGCATTTCTGCCCATGAAGCCACCGAGCGTGACGCACAACGCCCTTCTGGCGTACATCGTGGGCGGTGGTAAAGGAATGCACGCCGCCATCCGTAAGTCGGACGAACTGAAGACTGCGGAGGATCTGATTTGTGTGTGGTTGAAGTCGGTCACGAAGGTGTCGGAAAACTTCCAGCCACTCACCGGGCCACTGCGCTGTGTGGTGAAGTGGTGCTTTCCTGCGAGCGAGAAGCATCCCGATGGCAGCCCCATGACGGAGAAGCCGGACATGTCGAACATGCTGAAGACGTTTGAAGACTGTCTGACCAGGTGTGGGATAATTGAAGACGACCGCTTTATCTGCAGCGAGAGTCTCGACAAAGGCTACGCTGACATCATGGGCATCTATTTCTCGGTCGAGGAATTGTAGGAAAAGGCGAGGTAGTGGCATGACTGGGCTGGAATGGTGGGAGAGTGTTAGGCAGGCCGCGAAAGACATCACAAGCGCGCGCAACAGGTTAAACGCCGTTAGAGAGCCTCTAAAGGCTTGTAGCGGCGCGGGAGCGAAAAATTCGACTTCTGACCCGACGGCGCGCGTAAGCATAGCGGAGATTAGCGCACAGGCGTTTCTAGAGGGTTTGTTAGACGAATTGGAGAGCGTCATTCTTGACGGTTACGCCGCGTGCAACACAATCGGTGAAGCGCTCGGCCAAGATGCGGCCCTCGTGATGCAGCTGTACTTCGTCGAAGGTTACACGTGGGCGGAGACGGCCAAGAGGGCGCACGTTTCCATGCGTCAAGCGTTCAAGCTGCGCGAACGTTCTTTGGAGTTTACAAATGCGGTGGGTATTGCTAAGCTGTGTATAAAGCAAGAAGAATATTCATAAATCATGCATAATCTTGCAGTTATATTCATATTAAAACGTGGTATTTTGATACCGTAGGAATGTACGAAAGTTAACAAAGCGACTCGGGCGCTCTCAGAAATGAGGGCGCTTTTTTGTTAGCTAAATATTCATTTTTATGCATAAGTGGAGAGGTTTATACAAATGGGTGTATCGTCATCAAGCAAAGAAAAACTCGAAGACTATGAAGCATTCGTTGAGAAGTTCAAGCCAAAGCTGACCACCGACGATTGCTTTACCCCCCCCCCGCGGTGTATGACGCCGTACTTGAGTGGGTGCGCGATAAGTATGATCTAGGCGACGCACCAATCGTCAGACCGTTCCGTCCGGGCGGAGACTACCAGAGCGAGGATTATCCAGAGTGTTGCGTTGTTGTAGACAATCCGCCTTTCTCCATCCTGGCATCTATCCGTAGGTGGTACACAGAGCACGGCATCAAGTATTTTCTGTTTGCGCCTGCACTCACTATCTTCATGCGCGACATGATTGATTGCGCGGTATGCACGTTTGCAAACATTGAATACGCTAACGGTGCCAAGGTACGAACCTCATTCGTTACGAACCTCGATACAGTCAACGCGGCAATCACCGCGCCGGAGCTGAAGGACATAATCGAGGAAGCGTGCAAGCAAGAAAACAAACAGCAACCGAAGCTCAACTATCCGAAGTGTGTACTTATGGCCACGCGCTTGGGAAGACTATCCAGCAAAGGCGAAGAGATAGAAATTCCCAAAACTGATACGTATTTCATTCGACAACTTGAAAGCCAGAAGCCACTGCGAAAAGCGATGTACGGTGCTGGCTTTCTTTTGTCGAGCGACATGACGCGCAGACTGGCACGAGCAGAGGCACGAGTGGAAGAGTATACGTTCGACCTTTCCGAGCGTGAGTTGGAAATTATTAGGGAGCTAGATGGCAAGACTAAACAATCCGAACGCGGCGAAGAACCTAACGCCTAACAGTCAGCGCACCAAGGCTGAGCTGAGCGCGATAGGCAAGAAGGGCGCCGCGAAGTCTAACGCGGTTCAGAAGCGCAGGCGTGAGATTCGCGAGACCCTTCTGGATCTCTTGGCCATGCCGATGAAGCCAGGCAAGCTGTCCCAGGCGTCCACCATCGCAGGGCTCACGGGTAAGAACGTGACCGCCAGCGAAGCCATGGCGCTTGCCATGCTCACCCAGGCACTTGAGGGAGACGTCCGCGCGGCTGAGTTCGTTCGCGATTCTTCCGGACAGAAGCCTGTACAACAGATGGAAGTGTCTGCCAACGCCAAGGAAGCCAGCGCCGCGTTTAAGAGCTTGCTCGACGAGGTAGAGAGCGATGGAGACCAATAGAGCACTCGCGACGCTTATAGCCAAGCACCCCGTACGCCTGGCGCATGAGCTGGGTTATGACCTTCTGCGCGAAGGACTCCACGATAGATGGATCCATGAGATGGTGTTTGGCCATGGCGACATGACGCTTCAATCTCATCGTGGTTCATACAAAACGACCTGTGTCGAGGTGGCTCTGTGGCTGATATTGCTCACGCGTCCAGACTTGACTGTAGGATTCCAGCGCAAAGGCGAGAATGACGTCGCGGAAGTACTCGCGGCGGTCAAGCGCATGGTCGAGCATCCACTCACCCAAGAGATTGCGCAGAGCATCTACGGCCAACCACTGAAGCTGACCACGGCAAGTTCTACGGCAATCTCGACAAGCCTGGCGTGTAACGTCTCTGGCTCACCGCAACTGACGGGCATCGGCATTGGCGGTTCGCTTACCGGTAAGCACTGGGACATCATCTTCACTGACGACATCGTCACACTGCGTGACCGCGTGAGCCGCGCAGAGCGTGAGCGCACAAAGCAGATTTACCGCGAACTTCAGAACGTCAAGAACCGCGGCGGACGCATCATTAACACGGGAACACCGTGGCATAAAGACGACGCGTTCACCATCATGCCGCCCGCTGAGAAGTGGCCATGGGATACCACAGGGCTCGTGAGTGTGGACGCAGCCACGCAACTGAAGGCGTCGATGACGCACTCACTCTTCGCGGCTAACTACGAGCTCCGCCATGTGGCAGAGGAGGGCGTGGTCTTTGAGGGCGATTGTAAGACCTTCAAAGACGAGAGTCTTCTCTATGACGGCATCATGCATGTGGATGCGGCCTATGGCGGTTCAGACGGTACGGCCATCACGTGTATCAAGTGGGTGGGCGATGAAGCATTCGTCCACGGTGAGTTGTATCGCGAGACGCACGTCGATAAGTGCATGGCGCGCATCCTAGAGCTTCACCGCGAGCTGAGACTTGGCACGGTCTACATGGAGAAGAACGCGGACAAAGGTTACGTGGCTGACAAGCTCGACGGGTACGGGTTGCCCGTCCACACGTACTCAGAGACTGCAAACAAGTTCATCAAGATTGCGACGTATGGCCGAGGTACATGGTCCAAGCTGTCCAGGCTTGAGAGTGTCCGTGAAGCCAGCGTTGATTACTGGAACGAAGTCATGGACTTCACCGAGGGAGCAGAGCACGATGACGCGCCTGACTCTCTCTCATGCGCTATTCGCTTGCACGACAACGCGCCAACCATTCGACTATTTAGAGGAGGCATTTAGTGAGCGCTGACGTTAAGGGAGCAAACGCTTCCACGTTTGAGCAAAGGGGCGGCTACCGCCTACCAAAAGACACACAGATGACCGCGGAGCTTCTTGGCAAGCTCTTGGTGGACTACCGCGCAAAGCAAGTTAACCGCTTGGCCAGCCTTCGCAAAGCATACGAGGGCGACCACGACATTCTGCATCAAGAGAAAAAGGCGGAATACAAGCCGGACAATAGGCTCGTGGCCAACTTCGCCAAACAGATCGTGGACTCCATGGTCGGCTACTTCTTGGGCGTTCCTATTCGCACCACCGCCGACGATGAAGCGTTTGCGGAGTATTTGGACGTGTGGAGCGCGGTCAATGACTCCGACGACCTAGACGCTGAGCTTTCCAAGCTGGCGGACATTTATGGCGCAGGCTACGAGCTTATGTGGCGCGACGAGGAAGCCTTCGCGCGTTCTTGTTCGGTCACGCCGATGAATTGTTTCGTTGTCCGTGATGACACCGTAGAGAATGACATCATCTACGCGGTGCGCTTCTGGTTGGACGATAACCTTTTCGACAATGCACGCGACACACTGCGCGGAACACTCTACGACCCTATGTTCGAGACGCCGTTCGTGATGGACGGCTCGAAGGTTATCTTCGGTGAGCCCGTCATTCACGGCTTTGACGATGTGCCTGTGGTTGAGTATGTAGATAACGAGGAGCGCCTGGGATTGTTTGAGGGTGTCATGTCGCTCATTAACGCGTACAACAAAGCCATCTCCGAGAAGGCTAACGATGTCGAGTACTACGCTGATGCATATCTGAAGATTCTCGGCGCACGCCTGGATGAACAGACGCTGCAGAGCTTGAGGGATTCGCGCATCATCAACCTGGACTCGAGGGACGCGGCAAACGTCACCGTTGAGTTTCTGTCTAAGCCTGACGCGGACGGCACGCAGGAAAACTTCATTGATCGTGTGGAACGTCTTATCTTCGTTCTTTCGATGGTGTCAGACCTCTCAAGCGAGAAGTTCGACACCAGCTCCGGTATTGCTATCAAGTACCGCCTTCAGGCCATGAGCGATATCGCTGTAGTAAAGCAGAGGAAGTTCCGCCGTTCACTCTCTAGACGCTGGAAGCTCCTGTGTAACTACGCAGGAAACACACGCCTAGACGCTAAGGCATGGACGACCGTCCGCGCCACCTTCACGCGCAACCTACCATCGAACCTGCTCGAAGAGTCTCAGATTGCGGGCAACCTCTCCGGCATTACATCCGAGGAGACGCAGCTCTCCGTTCTGTCATGCGTTGACTCGCCACAGGCTGAGATGCAACGCATGGCCGACGAGCGTGCCGAGCAGGCCGCGCAGATGGTCCCAGACCGCACAGACGAAAACAATAACTAAGGAGCAACATGGACTCGTATTGGCATAGCCGCCAAACGCTCGCTGACGCAGCGATGGAGAAAGACGAACGCGCTCTGTCGGTACGCGTCCATAACGCCTACGAGAGCGAGCTTCGCCGCTTGAATCGTGAGATTGCGGAGTACTATCAACGCTACGGCGAGAATGGCGTCCTGGAGTATCGCCGCCTTATGGAGACGATGGACCCTAAAGACCGCGAGCTTCTTATTCGTGACTGTGACGAGTTTCTCCGTCAGCACCCAGATATGCAGTCCATTGTGGATGTGCGTAAGAGTATCTACCAACTGAACAGGCTCGAAGGCTTACAGGCGTCTGCACGCTTGCACCTCTACCAAGCAACGGGTGATGTGGTTCAGCGCATAGACAACCACATCCTGCGCCAGTCTTTGCGCGGTGCAAACACCGCGGCTGAAGCGATGGGATTTGGTCGGTCGTTCTACAACATGGACTCTGACGCGGTTCGTCGCTTCGTTGATACGGTGTGGACGGGTAACACGTCATACTCCCAGCGCATCTGGGATAACACGGAAACTCTCGCGTCTTACGTGGCGCAGGACATGTCGAAGGCACTCGCGCGCGGTGATTCGTTCCAGCGAATTGCGAAGGCTCTTGAGAAGCGCTTTGTGGACGTTCCGCAGTCGTCGCTTATGCGCTTGGTCTACACCGAAGGCACTTACGTCTCACGCATGGCGCAGGTTGAGGAGTTGAAGCGTGAAGGCTTTGACTCCTACACCATCGAGGTGGTGCATGACGAGCGCGCCTGCGAAGAGTGTGAAGGCGTGAATGGATCTACATTCCGCTTCGAGGATATGCAGGTGGGCGTGAACTTCCCGCCACTCCATCCATATTGCCGTTGTCAGATTGCGCCAGCCGTGGACGATTGGGACGCATGGCAACAGAAGCAGGAGGAGGGAGAAGGTAAGAAAGTAGAAGGAATTCGAGATCTCTTTGCAAGAAAGCGTATCAATAAAAAAGAAGCCGTTTATACAAAGCTCGAAGCAGAACACAAGAAGCTTCTGAATAAACGCCTTAAACGCTCAAACAAAACTGCACGCAATCTTTACTTTAAGAATGAACACCGATTCTTGGCGCCTGATTACCTCGATACATATGAAGCGTATTATGATCCAGTCAGCAATAAGGTCGGAATTGACTTGAGATTGTTTGACGACGGTAAACGCGAGGCGGGAGATACGTGGTTCCATGAGTTTGGCCATAATATCGATTATCTTTATGGCTCAGGAGACGGGCCTTTCTCGTATCTATATGAAGACGGAGCGTTTAGAAAAGCTTTGTCTAGCGATGCGAATAAAGCGATACAAAGTCTAAGGCAAATATTAATAAATGAAGGAATTGCACCTGAAGACCTTGAAGATATGGTTAAGTTCCGTATGTTTGAACAGCTCGCTGGCTTATCTGATGCCGAAGCGCATGCAGTTTCAGATATGTTTGATGCAGCAACTAAAGGAGTAATAAAAGGTATCTGGGGACATCCTTACGGATACTGGGACGAAGATGGAGAGAATCAATCTACTGAAGGATTTGCTGAAATGTTTGCAGGAGTCACTGGTTCTGATATATCATTGAGCAAAATAAAAGAATATTTCCCGCAGGCGTTTGAAGTATTCCTGAAAATGATAGAGGAAATGGGAGGGATGTAATGGCAGACAACAAAGAAGCTCTTTTTAATGCGTTCAAAGCATATAAAGTAAAGTTTGGTGAACCATTTCCCACCATTCCTGGCTACTGGAAAGACGACGCAGACCTTATTGAGCAAATTAACGGATATATTGAGCGCGGCGTTCCAAAGGATCCATACGATAACGGTCGTATTCCAAAGTATGTAAAGTTCTAACCTTCATCAACCAACTAGCTTTCACGAGCCACCTCCGGGTGGCTTTTTTGTTACATCGCTAAGGAGGTGAGAATATGGCGCGAGTAGTGATCTATATGGCCGAGTGGTGCAGCATCTGCCGCGGGACTATTAAGCGTATAGTGCCGGCTTTATCTGAAGAGGATATCGAGTACGAGATTATCGACGTTGACTGCTCACCAAGGTCCAAGGACGCGAAGAGCATCACTCACCTTCCGACGGTGTGCGTTGTGGATGCAGGGGAGCGCGAGCTCATGCGTTGCCGTGGATGTCCCACGGACGAGGTACTAGAGAAAATTGTTGAACTGTGTATTGAAAGCGACTAGACGGTCGCTTTTTTAATGCGTCGACCAAGCTTTGACGTCGCTAAAAGCTAAGGAAAAAAGGCACGCCGACGCGCCTGGGAGCGCCGGGGATTAGGAGAAAAACAATGGGTGCAGAAACAAACGCAGCAACAACCACAGAGATCACGGAGGAGACTAAGCAAGCTCAAGCTCCTGTAGTGGACGGCGATGGCGCTAACAAGGACGCGACCACCACACAGACCGAGCCAAAGCAGGACAACAAGCAGCAACCAAAGTACACGGACGCTGATGTTGACGAGATTGTCTCCAAGCGTCTCGCGAAGTGGGAAAAGCAGCAAGCCGCAAAGGTCGAAGAAGCTGCAAAACTGGCTGAGATGAACGCTCAGCAAAAAGCAGAGTACGAACGTGACAAGGTTCAGAAGGAGCTTGACGAGTACAAGCGCCGAGACACCGTAAACGCGATGGTGGCTGAGTCTCGTCGTCAACTCTCTGAGCAAGGTATCGCGGTCAGCGATGACATTCTCGCGTGTTTAGTGGGTGAGACTGCGGAGGAAACAAAGGCGTCCGTTGACGCTTTCTCAATGGCTTTCACGGCGGCCGTAGAAGATGCCGTGAAGAAACAGCTCGCGGGCAAAGCTCCTGCGGCGGGTGTGGCCACTAAGACGATGACCAAAGAAGAGATCTTGGCCATCAAGGACCCAATCGCTCGCCAGGCAGCTATCCGCGACAACATTGGATTATTTGTTTAACACTAAGAAAGGTGGCACATTATGCCAGCAGAAACAGGACTTACCGTAAAGACCGACATCGCTCCTGAGATTTCTATTGATTACGTCAACCGATTCTCCCAGGGCATCCAGGAGCTTCAGAAGGCTCTCGGTATTACCAACCTTATCCCAGTACCACAGGGCGGCACCATCAAGACCTATAAGTTCGTGAAGGACGTTAAGAATGGCGTCGTTGCTGAGGGTGACACCATTCCAGCGTCTAACATCAAGCGTCAGCTTGACCAGACCATCGAGCTTCCTCTTAAAAAGTATCGCCGCGTAACCTCTGCCGAAGCTATTCAGCTTCGTGGCCGCGACCGTGCAATCAACGAAGCCGACGCTCAGCTTATTGGCACCATTCAGAGCGGCATCCGTAGCGACCTGATTGCAAGCGTCGCAACCACCACAGCTGCAGCTAAGCAGGGCAAGACCCTTCAGGCAGCTATGGCTAACCTCTGGGCAACCCTTACCACTAAGTTTGAGGGCTACGACGGATTCGACACTGATGCAGCTAACCCATTCGTCTTCTTCGTCAATCCTCTCGATGTGGCTGACTACCTCGGCACTGCAACCGTTACCACCCAGAACGCTGCAGGTATTACTTACCTCAAGGACTTCCTTGGCCTGGGTACCGCAATCACCTCTTCCGCAGTTAGGGCTGGCACCATCTTTGGTACTGCAGCCATGAACCTTAACCTGGCATATATCCCAGCAAATGGTTCTAACCTTGCTTCCACCTTCGGCCTGACCTCCGACGCTACTGGCTTCGTTGGTATTACTCACAATATCAACACCAATAACGCAACCTGCGACACCTTGGTTATGTCTGGCGTCAAGATCTTCCCAGAGATTACCGACGGCGTTATCAAGGCAGAGATTAAGGCAACCGTCTAATTCACGAGTAAGGAGGTGAGCGTATGAGCGTATTAGATCGTGTCAAGACACGACTCGAAGCGGTCGAGGATAAGCCGAGCGATAAGTGGCTGGAAGAAGTCACGCATACGCTCACGGACCGCATCTGTTTGCGCGTTGGCGTGTCCACGCTACCCACCACAGCTGAGTCTCTTGTGGTCGATGCAACCGTCAAGGCGGTGAATCGCCGATTCGATGAAGGCATCACGCAGGAGTCCGAGGGGCAGGGCGGAACCTTATCCCTTCAGTTTGTGGACGATTTGCTCGCGGAGTACGCCGCGGAGCTTTCTGCCCTGGCTGAGATTGCTAGAGCAGACACTACCGCCGCTCTGCAGTTCCCAAAGGTGAGGTTCGTATGAAGTGGCGGATGTGTGAGCTGATTGAGCTCGCGGACACCGACACGCGCGACAAACTAGGCAATCGCGTGCTCTCTCGCCGGGTGTTAACAACCACCCGCGCGAGGGTGGGCCCCGCGTCCCTCGTAGCGCCGCAAAACGAAGGCAACGACTACGCGGCGTGTGACTTGACGCTTATCACGACAGCACCCGCCGAGCTTGCTCTTCGTGCGTCTCTTGTACGCTTTCCCGTGATTGATGCTGGCGACGTCTATGAGGTCATCCATGTGAGTGACTTCGGACGTCGCCGCGTTCTATCGCTGAAGAAGCTAAAGGGTGATGCATATGCCTAGTGTTCGCCTGCAGTTTGACGATGGCGGACTTGGAGACGCACTGAAGGAGCTTGCGAACATCAAGCCCGAGATTGTTATGAAGCGCACCGTGAATGAGATAGCCGAAGACCTACGCGCAACCACACCGAGAGACACGGGCGAGTTGATTGGATCCATTCGCCAAAGTGTCAAAGGTGGCGAAGGTGAGGTTGGCTATACAGGCGAGTACGCTCCGCACGTTGAGTATGGCCATAGGCAAAATGTTGGCCAGTACGTTCCGAGGATTGGGAAGCGCCTAAAGGCACCATTCGTGGAAGGTCAGCACTTCTTCGCTACGGAGATAAAGGCGGCACGCGCTGTTCTGAAGAAGCGGTGCGGTGAGTATCTAAGGAGTAAGGGCTTATGAGGCAAGCATTAAGGCGACTCCCGCTCGACGACTTTGTCGCGGCGGTTGTGGCACGTGTCAAAGAAGGCACGGGCGTTAAATGTGTGACCGACGCGAATAAAGAACCCTCTCCTCTTTATTCCGTCGGCGCACTCTCAGTTCGTCCGGACAAAACAAAAACAATGTGGCTGGACGTCTACACCATCGAGCTTCACGCAATTTCTAAGCCGTCTAAGACGCGCGAGGAGATATTCAAGATGGTGACGGCTCTAGAAGAAGCTATGAGCCAGCCAATTAGTTTGGCTTGTCCGTTTCAGGTCATCCGTCAAACGGATAACGGTCTAAACACAATCAAGCGAGATGAAACAGGAGAATGGCACGCGGTTGTGCCGTTCGAGGTGGTCGTCTCCTATGGTCTGATTATTAAGTAGAAAGGGGCATTACTATGCCAGATTCAACTGCATTCGATAGTGGTGCATATTGCGACGTTTCCGCCGGTGGCGTGAACGCTGTCAATGGTGCTGAGGTCCTGCTCGGCGTATTCAGCGCGGACGGTTCTAAGCTCCTCGCAATCGCTGGCGAGAAGTCTCACAAGGTATCGCTTTCCGCTGATACTACGAGCGTCTCCACGAAGTCTTCTCGCGGTGCTTGGAAGGTTAACCGCGCATCTACCCGTTCCTTCGAGGTTTCCGTTGATACGGTGGCCGTCAAGGACGCTGAGAGCGATAAATTGTTCCGCCAGGCACTCGCCGACGGCACTATTCTGTGCGTCAAGGAGTTCCTGGACAACACCGACTTCACGCCAATCGGCGGAGGCGCTGTCATCGTTACCAAGTACGAGGCTGACTCGCCAACCGATGACGTGCGCACCGCGTCTGTATCTCTCACAGGCACAGGCAAGTGGACGTGGTTCGACATTGACGCAGCCGCCAAGGCTAAGGCAATCACCAAGCCAACAGGACGATAAGCGTCCACTAACACAACTCACGGGGTAGCTTCGGCTGCCCCTTTTTTATTAGTTAAGGAGTAAGAAATGGCAGATTTCACCTTCGAGGTTGACGGTACTACATACGAGCTTCTCTATGCGGAGAAGCGTGTTGAGATGGCCGAGAGTGCGATTGGTAACAAGAGCATTATTTCCGTGTTCACTGCTCAGCCAACCCTGCGCGAGACTAAGACTATCTTCGCGTATGGCATCCGCGAGAGTGGCCAGAGTGCATGGGTTAACCCAACACAGGCCATCGAGCTTGCTGGAAAGTACCTGCAGGAGCACGGTTACGCTCAGATGATTGAAGCCGTAAGCGACTCACTCATGAAGGACTGCGGTTTTTTATTCCAGTAGATCTGGTGAGCCCGCGCTGGGTCAGACCATCCACAAACAAACAACAGGCCAACCAACCACAAGAAGCGCCACAGAAGCCGCTGACAGGCTATGAGCGTGACGCAATGTGGGCGTGGGCGGCTGTTCGCTTTGGGTGGACGCCAGACGAGTTTGACAGGCTCACAGCGGCTCAGATTGCCCTTCTTCAAGTGGCTGAGCATGACCGTGTCGCGTCTGACCAAATGCTTCTCAATGAAGCAATAGCCAACGCACTCGCCAATGGTTACAAGAAGAAGAACGAAGATCCTGAGCTTTTGTGGGTTGAAGCAAACAAGCCGGACAGAAAGACCATGAGCGCAAAAGAAGCGCGCGACAAAATGGCCGCGCTTGAGAAGGCTCTATCAGAACAACAGAAATAAACATGAGAGGAGGTATATATGGCAAGTGACTATACACTCTCCGCGAAGTTCACCGTCAATGCCGACGGTTTTATTGACGGCGTAAACAAGGCGCAGTCTTCACTCAGCCAGATCCAGAATAAGGCGCAGGAAGTATCGCGCTCTATGGATCACAGTATGGGCGATGCGTCTGGCAGCGTGCAGTCATCGTTTGCCGAGCTTAGGTCGCGGGCTCAGAACATCTTCAGCAATATCGCAACAAGCGCGAGAAACGGACTGTCCAACGCTTGGAACGCGGTGCGTACTAACACCCAGCAAATCACGAGCTCACTGATTGGCGTAGGCCAGGCGGGAATTGCCGCGATTGCTGGTATGGCCATCCAGGGCGGCATCGACCGCGCACTGAACATTGACAACGCGCGAAAGAAGCTCGCCGGATTTGGCCATGACGCCCAGGACATCGAATCCATTATGGACTCGGCCACTCAGTCAGTTCGTGGCACAGCGTTTGGTCTTGGTGACGCAGCAACGGCCGCGGCAACGCTCTCTGCAGCTGGCATTAAGTCCGGCGAGGATATGACCAACACGCTGAAATCCGTCGCGAATGTTGCGGCAGCATCTGGTCGAGCGTTCAATGATATCGGCGTCATCTTTTCATCCGTCGCATCGCGCGGCAAGCTGATGGGCGACGACATGCTGCAGCTTTCAAGCTCTGGCGTTCCAGTGCTTCAGCTTTTGGGCGAGTATCTTGGCAAGACGTCCAAGGAAGTCTCCGAGATGGTCTCCAAGGGTCAGATTGACTTCCATACATTCTCGGAAGCCATGCGCGTCGGTCTAGGCGAAGCAGCTCTGTCATCTGGTAACACACTGGCTGGCTCATTCGCCAATGTTCGCGCCGCTCTGTCGCGTCTGACCGCTCCAATATTTACGCAGGCTATTCAAGTGTTGGTTGATGCGTTCAAGCAAGCGGCACCGGCTATTGACGCCATGGGCAAGCAGCTTGGCAATATTCCGACGTTCGTGGCACCTATCGCCGCGGCGTTTGGTGCTATGGCTCTCAGCGGTCTTGCTCCGGTTATTGCCAATATCCCAGTGCTTGGCGGTATGCTTGGCCCTCTGTCCGGCTTACTGAGTGCGTTGGGTGGTCCTGTTGGAATCGCCATCGCCGCGTTTGCGGGATTGGTCGCGGTGTCTCCACCACTGCAAGAGGCGCTTGGCAATCTTATGGGCGCGCTTGGTGAGCTTGGCAACGCCTTAGGACCAATCTTCGGTGCGGCAATAGATGCCATCGTTCCAGTGTTGAACTCAATCGTTGAGGTGCTCGGCGGGGCGTTTGCGGTCGTCGTCAATGGCGCAGCGGATCTAATCAAGCAACTAGCCGACGCAATCACCAACCTATCCACTGGCGGAGGATTTGACGCGTGGCTTCAGTCCATGCAGCCGGTGGCCGATTTCGTCATGAGTATCCTGCAGCCTGCACTTGACGGACTAAGCACAGGCGCGGGTCTTATCGTTGAAGCGTTCAGCGGATTCGGTGAAGCTGTCGGCGGAGCGTTTGAGACTCTATCGCCATACATTGAAACGGCACGAGACGCCATTTCTCAGTTCGCTGCAGCGGCTCAGCCACTTGTTGACACGGTTCTGCAGAACTTGGGCGTGGCACTTACTACAGTGGCCACAATCGTGTCCGTGGTATTTGGCGCAGCGTTTGAGGTTGTCGGCGGCATCGTCATGACGGTCATGGGAACAATCTCCGGAATCATTCAGACCACAGTCGGCGTGATTCAGACGGTTATCGGCGTGTTTGTTGGCATCTTCACAGGCAACTGGCAGATGGCCGCCAATGGCGCGCAGACAGTGTTCCAGGGCATGAGTACAACCGTCACGAGCATCGTGAACGGTCTTTCGTCTGCTCTGTCTGGCATTGTCAACGGTATCTCTGGAACATTCCAGGCAGTGTTTAACGGTATTTCTACCACAGTGGGCAATGTCTTCCACGGTATCTCGAGCACGATTGGCAACGTCATGGGCGATGCCAAGAACACCGTATCCGGAGCCCTGGACGCTATCAGTGGATTCTTCCGCGGACTTCATCTGGAGTTCCCAAAGATTAAGCTTCCGCACTTCAGCATTTCCGGCACATTCTCGCTCGCGCCACCATCAGTTCCAAGCCTGGGCATTGAGTGGTACGCCGACGGCGGTGTTCTGATGAACCCGACCATGTTCGGTATGAATGGAAACAAGGCCATGATTGGCGGAGAAGCAGGACCCGAAGCAGTCGCACCAATCAGCACGCTCACAGGCTACATCAGCGACGCCGTGAACAACTCTAAGAGTGACGACGAACTGATTAGCGAGATTGCTGGACTGCGTGAAGATGTGCGCAATATGCGCGTTGTGATGGATGGCCAGACGGTCGGTTCAATCGTCTCGCCGTATGTGGACTCGAACCTCGGAGAATATAAGGTGGTGGCAAACAGATGACGGAACTAACAGACACATACGAGGTTGTGGTTGATGGAGTGCCGCTCTGCGCCACCTACCGCCTAGCGGTTACGAACTACACAGACAAGCCACCAGCCACCAGAACGTCTACAGTGTCTATTCCTGGACGCGACGGTGTGCTGGACTTATCTGAGTGGCTGACCGGTGCTCCGGTGTTCGACAAGCGGACAATCACCATCACGCTTTCACCGCTCGACACACACGACTGGGCAAGCGTTGAGACGACGCTGACCGCTCTACGTAACATGCTCCACGGTAGGCGCTTAGAGTTCACGCTGTCCTGGGACGAGGGTTACACGTACACAGGACGCTTCGAGGTCACCTCCCAGACGCTCTACGACGAGACGGCGGCCATCAAGCTAACAATCACTGCAGATCCATACAAGTCGCGCGGCGTCATGCACTACGAGCTCGACGGTGATCTTGGTAAGACCTACATCATCGACGGCCCCGCGCACGCGGTGGTTCCGACCATCACATGTCAGACACGTGCCCTGGTCAACATCAACGAGCGAACCGTTGACCTTCAGCCGGGTGTGTGGATAAACCGCGACTTGGAGCTGCATAACGGAAAGAACCGCGTAACCGTGAATACTACGCCGGACTATGGGACGGCCATCTGGCGCGATTATGCGGGGCTTACATGGGAGCAGCTTGACGGCACAAGCCTGGCATACATTGGCCGCGCTGGAAAGAACAGGCTCAAGGGTCTGACATGGTCCAGCCTAGCGGGTAAGAAGTGGCAGGACATGCGCGGAACGTGGCGCGAGCATGCGTACGTCGATGACGCGGAGACGCACAACAACACAACAGTTATGCTCGACTTCGATTGGAAGGATATCTAAATGAGCACAAAGACTCCAAGGCTGGGTCTCACGAAGCCTGACGTCACGGACGAGACTGTTCAGACTATTAAGGACCTCGCCAAGAACTTCGACCTTCTGGACGCAATGTTCCCAGTGGGCGCAATCTATCAGAGCACCAAGCCAACTGACCCCGCAACGTTTTTGGGTGGCACATGGCAGGCTTTGAACGGCGTGTTCCTCCTGGCTCAGTCGCAGAAGTTCCCCGCTGGCTCAACGGGCGGCGAGGATACTCACACGCTGACCATTAACGAGATGCCAAGCCACAGCCACGACACCTCCATGCACTACGGTACAGACAATGGTGGCGGCAATCAGTGGACTGCACGCTCGGCTGATACGTACACCAATTACCGCTTCCAAGTTGATGCGGTCGGCGGCGGTCAGCCACATAACAACATGCCACCATATCGCGCTGTCTATATGTGGGAGAGGGTGTCTTAAATGTATGTGCTGACTTATGCGGGAAACGTCATTCATGATCCGCGTGAGGAAGGCGTGCAAATCTCAGCCGGTAAGCTTGTAGAAGAGTCGGGGCAGTCTCCGACTCTTTCTTTTACCGTGCAGCCAACACACCCGCTCTGGCGCGCGTTCAACCGCGAATCGGTTATGAACACCGAGCGCGAGATTGAACTCACGGAACACGAGACACAGAAGATTCTCTTCCGTGGTCGTATTCGTAAAGTGTCGATGTCCATGAATGGATCTATTGATGTCACTTGTGAAGGTGCGATGGCGTACCTCAATGACACCACCGTCCGTCCATATAAAACATATGACACCGACGAGATTGATTGCGAGATTAACGCCCCCGCTAAGGCTGGCGAGTTGTTCGAGTGGTTCATCGAACAACACAATGCGCGCGTATCCAACCGATGCGAGAAGTTCAAGGTAGGCATTAACGCTGGCGTTAACTTCGGCGCGCTTCAACGTGGTACAGGAACACGCCCAACCACATTAAAAGAGATGCGCGAGAAGCTCACGAAGCTCTGCGGTGGTTATTTCCGCGTTCGTTATGTAGGCGAGGAAAATTACCTCGATTGGTTGAACGCGGACGGCTCGAGCGAAGCTGCGCAGTCTGTAGAGCTTGGCCAGAATCTTCTAGATCTAAACACTGGCGCTGACGGTAAAGACATCTTCACCGCCATCGTTCCTGTAGGAAAGACCGGCGAGGGTGAAGACGAGAAGGACGTAACCATCGATGACGAGCACGCCTATGTTGGCGGTGGCTATGACATTGTCGGCGATGCGGTTGTCGATACTGCAATGGCTGAGCGCTACGGCGTTATCGAGAAGCTGATGGAGTATGACCATCTGAGCCAGCCACAGGCGCTCGCAGACAAAGCAGTGGCCGACCTTGCCGCGGGCAAGCTCTCTGATTCCATCACCGTAAGCGCTACGGACTTGCACTACGCAGATGCGACCATCCAGCAGATTGATTACTTGCAGCGCGTCCAGGTCACCAGCGAGCCACATGGCATTGACCGCATGATGCTCTGTGTTGGTCGCACGATTAACCTCGTTGACCCAAAGGCCACGCGATACAGCTTCGGCGCAATCGAGGGCACGCTGACCAAGAGCGGAACGACGTCCCAGGAACGCACGCAGGAAGCCACTGAGAAGCGTCTGACCGCCCTCGCATCTACCACACGTAAGACGGTAGAAGACACCCACAAGACTACGGTAAAAGTTGCGGCCGTTGAGGAGAAAGCGGTAGCTGTTGAGAAGAAAGCTGACGCAGCAACAGAGAAGCTTGCTGACGTAGCAACTACCGCAACGGCGGCGGCTGAGAAGGTTGACACCGTCGCGGCTAAAGCGGAGAAGGCAGCGGAGGAAGTGAGCCACGTAGCCACAGACGCAAAGAACGCAACAACAGCAGCAAAGGAGGCGAAGACTATGGCAACGGAAGCAAGCAACAAGGCAGCAGAAGTGAAGGCAACGGTTGCGAACCTAACCAACACATTCTCACACGATGCAGACGGCGCTTATGTAGGTGACAAAACTAAGCAATTCGTATGGGTCAATAAAGACGGTGTTTGGCTCATGGACGATAAAACTCTTAACGCGTTTTTTACAAGTAAAAGGGCAAGTCTTGCCGGTGATAAGTTAATTATTGATGCTGACCAAACTGTTCTAAGCGGACTTCCAGGCGGCGAGAAAAAGGGTACTCTACTTAGTTCCGACAATGTTGGATTTAGAGCAAAAGATACTGTGATGCTAACTGGTAATCAGATGCTTGCAATGATTGGTGCCAACAACATCCTTATCAATGACAAAGGTCTGCAGATATCTAAGAATTTCATCAGCAATAATTACACAAAGATTGATGACCTTGTCAAGCTTCTGAAGTTTGTACCCTGGACGGATCTAGTCAATAATTCTTCCGTGCGTGTCCGTTACTGTGTGCGTGGCGGCGTGATGTATCTTGATTGTTTTTTGACTGGTGGATATCCAACATACACAACCACGGCACAGATTCCTAGTGACCTACTTCCATCGAATGCCGCATATTACTCGCTAGGTACGCAGAGCAGCAATAACACCGCAAAGATTTGGCTGGGTGCGGCTGGCGGCGGCGATGGCCATGTGTACTTCTACAACTATGACAGCGGTTATTGCTCTGGTGTCATTCCTATCATTCCTAAGAGCATGGAATAGGAGATGACGATATGAACCCACTAACATTCGAGCAAATAATTGCGACTGTCTCATTTTTGGGCATGATGGTCTCTCTCATCAATGGCGCGCGTGCGATGACTAGAGCAAGCAACGAAGATGCGATGCGACTGGTACGCATTGAGGAAGGCGTGAAGCAGCTCAAGAGTGACGCAGAAGATAGCCAGAAAGCGTTTGCCGCATATATGGCACGCACCGATGAAGTTATCTCCACGCTCAAAGAGAACATTGCCCATCATGACACCCGCTTGGCAGTGGTTGAGGATGTGACCCGTACACAGGCGGGACGGCTAGAGCGCCTAGAGCAGGCGAATACACACTAATTCTGATTTAAGGAGTAACAAATGATTAACTGGAAAGTAAGACTTCACAACCCTGCATGGTGGCTGGGTATGGTTGGAATCGTCATGAGTCCAATCTTGGCATACCTCGGACTGGCTTATTCCGATTTGACCACTTGGGGCAGCCTTGCTGATGTATTTGTTAAGTTCATCAGCAACCCTTATCTCATTGGTACCGTGGTAGTTGCCGTCTTGGGTGCTATCGGCGTAACTGTTGACCCAACCACAAAAGGCATTAGCGATTCTGCACGTGCAATGACCTATGACAAACCAAGCGTGAGCCCTTTAACCGAGGAGACACACTAATGGCTGATTTTTCAGGGCAGATTACCGCTGACGCTTACATTCCAACGTCAGCTGTTTCAGCTGGGCGAGACGGTCATTCCGTGCAGTATATCGTGGTACACCATGAAGCTGCCACAGGTTTAGACGGTGCAGCCATTACTGCCATGTGGGATAGAATGCAGGCACAGTCTGCGCACTATTCTGTGGACGGTGCAGGCACTATTACCCAACACGTACTGGAGAGCAACACCGCATGGGCATGTGGTCGTTGGACTGCTAATTGCGAGAGTATCTCGATTGAGCACGCCAACAACTCTACATCACCCTGGACGGTATCAGAAGCAACGCTTGAGAGTGGCGCGCATCTTGTTGCTGCGTTGCTCATTAAGTACGGACTCGGCTATCCACGTTGGGGCGGCAACGTCCGACCACACAAACAGATTGTGGCAACCGCTTGCCCCGGTGAGCTTGCAGGCTCTCAGAATACTCACTATATGGAGCGTGTGTGCTACTGGTACGAGGTCATGACTGGCACACGTTCAACAGACGAGCGCGGCTGGCATACCGATGGCAAGGGCAGCTGGTGGTATCAGACGGGCGAGTCATCGAGCGAGTACGCCATCGGCTGGGATAAGGGCGGCGATAAGGGGGACTAATTCAATGAATCCGGCTGGATGCTCACGGGCTGGGTCCACGCTTCTTGGGAAGGCTCGGAGAAGTATTGGTGGTACTTCGGTGAGACTGGCGCACTTGAATCGGGTGACTGGCTTGAGTACAACGGAAGCTGGTACTTGCTAGGATCTGACGGCCGTATGGCCACAGGCTGGCAGGAGCGCGACGGTAAACGTTATTACCTCGACGAGACTGGTCGCATGATTACTGGCTGGCTCAAGCTTGACAATGACTGGTACTATCTGCGCTCTGACGGTTCGCGAGTTGAGGATTGCCTTTTTGAGGTCGGAGCAGACAATATCTGCGCCTTCGACAAGGAAGGCAAACTTCTCACGGGTGACATTACAGTCACCACGAATGACGATGGATACATCGCCGGCATTAAGTAA